GTGATAATACGGTAGATGTTAATGTTACACTTATCACTCACGGAAATAAAGTAGGAGCATCACAAATTGGTCTTAAATATGATCCTCAAATCTTCAAGTTTGTAGGTGTATCTGTAGGTCCAGAAGCTAGTTATTGGAACTCATTCATCTCTTCTAAATCAGGTGAAATCTTATGGGGTGGTCACGAATCAAAAATGGCACCTTCTCTAATCACCAATCCTACACAAATGTTTAACTTCAAATTTGAAATCTTAAACAATAACTGGGAAGAAGCACCTATACAAATCATTAACAAAGCGGCTGGTAGTGAAAAAGCACAAGATTTAAATATTATTCCTTCACCTACTGATGCTACAATCGTTAATGGTAGAAGAGCTAGAGATCTTGTAGATCAACTTGTCAACGGATTTAGAATTTATCCAAACCCAGTTATTGATGAAATGTATGTAGATTATTTCCAAACAGCACCAGGCAATCTAACTTCAGAAATCTTCGATTTATCTGGAAAAATCCACAGTAAAGAAACACAATTCGTAGCACAAGATCAAACCGTTACCAGAAGAATCGAAACAAACACTCTCGAGCCTGGCTTATATTTTGTTAGACTAACTACAGACACGAAACAAAAAATATATAAGTTTATTAAAAAATAAAAAAAAATAAAAACTATGGCAGAAGAAACCGAAAACGATGGCTCCTGGGGTGGATTGAAAAAAACCATCATAGGCACACTAGCAACTGTAGTAACAGGTGGTGGTGTATGGATTTCTACTACTCTCTTCGGAGGTGGTGGAAACGACAATGAAGGTGAAAAAACCGAGCAAGCAGCTCCGGCTGCCGCTCCGGTGATTAACCTTAACTTAGAGAATAACAACCAAAATAATTCTTCAAGTAACTCTGGTGGTGGGGGAACGACCGTTATTAGAGAAAAAGAAACTATCAGAGAAGTAGCTCCTGCTACACAAACGGCACCAGCACCAGCTGCTGCTCCTGTAGAAGAAAAGAAAGAAACTCCAGCCGAAAGGATGAAGAGACTTAGAGCAAAACAACAAGAACAGGAGGGCGAAGAATGAAAAAGTGGTTATCAATATTCTCACTTAGCCTTCTAGTATTGGTTGGTTGTAAATCTAGCATTTCAACTACTCAATACCAAGCAGACTTTGAAAAAACAGATAGAACATTAGAGTCTATCTCAACCTATACGGGTAAAAAACAAACCGTACAGCTTTCAAAACTGAATGTCAACAAAGAACTCTGGGAAACTTTTCCTGAACTAAGGGAAAAAAGACTAGGTCTTGGTGTATCTAACCGTATTGTAGAAAATCTACTTTATACCAATCGTTTCGAATTTACCGAAGAAAAAGACGCCGTAGTCAATCAAATGCTCGACGCCTGGGAAAAGAAAATCGATGGTCTCGATGATGGTAAAACTAAACTTAAAATGCAGGGTATCCGCTTACCGAAATATATCGTTTACGCAGAGATTTATGATTTTTCTGTATCATATAGTGAAAATTACGATAAAGGTAAGTTAAAGAAAACTAATACTACCATTATGGGTATTCAAATTCGTTTAGTTAACGTAGAAAATTCACAATATATCGTTGCCTCTGGTCAAGGTCAATCCACACAATTTGGTGAGGGTTACTTCAAGAATCCAGAAATGGGATTTGACCAATCAACTGTTGGTATTGCTACTCAGAAAGCTTTAGAGGTTGCTACAATGAACCTAGTAAAGCGTCTAGAGCAAAATGGTTGGTAAATTTCTATTATCTTTAATATTCACTCTTTGTATAGGTGGAATTTTGAGCGTAAAAGCTCAGAGTTTCACCTATACTTATATAAACCCTTGTAACGGAAGACAACAATCCGTTCAATTAACAACACAAAGTTCGCAAGTTACTATGTTTTTTGCAGGTCAAGCAAGAAACTTTACTTATAGTGAATTGGAGGCTGGTGCTTACGAACAATGGGTAACTTCGATTAGAAACTCATTACCAGCAGGTGCGAATCCTTGTGCGTCAGAAGCTGCAAGTGAAGCTACAAATGTTACAAACTTTATAGGAAGTGTTACTGCGAATAATGTAGCATCACTCACTTCGGTTGTTTCTATGGCTAGTTCAATTGGAAGTTCAATAGGTGGTGTGGGTAGTGGTTCATCAGGTAGTGGTGATGGTAGTAGTGGTGGAGAAAATAATTCAGGTTCGGGAAACTCAAACGGTTCTGGTGGTTCAGTATCAGGGAATTCTGGTTCTGGTGGTAATGTTGGTGGATCAGGTTCTGGAGGCCAAGGAGGTAGTTCAGGTGGTAGTTCCGGTGGCTCGGGTGGCTCATCAACTCCCGGTAACAATTCAGGATCTGGTGGATCTAATCAAAGGTCAGGTGGTAATACCGGTGGTGGGACCGGAGAGGGAAGTTCAGAATCCGGAGGTGGTGTAACTGCAGTGGGTGAGCAGAATCAACAGATATCAAGTGGAGGAGAAAGTGGTAATGGAGATGGATCTGGATCATCGGGTGGTGGAAAATCATCAAGAGGTTCTTCTCGAGCAGCTAATGGCGCTCTTATAGCTACTGGTGATATTGTCGTTATAAGAAACGATTCAGATATCACTAAAACAGGTAATGATAATTTTCGTTTTAATACCTCACTAACTCATATGAACACTGATCAAACTTTTATTAAAGGTATCAACATTAACTATCAAACCGGTCAAAATATTCTTAATTTATCAGGTTATGGATCCTTAAAAGTAAAGAATTATATGGGGATTTTCTCAACATCCTATATGACAAACTTCAAAGAGGACTGGTTTTTAACAGCATCACTTCTAAACGCACAAAAAGTAGATAAAGTTACCCTTATGGGTGGAACTACTTTTACCTTTGGAAAACTAGGAGACCAAGATTTTAGAAACTGGGCACTTATGGGTGGAGGATTTACAAATTTCAAAGGTGGTCGTTCGTTAGGTATAAACTTTTTGGGACTTGGTGTATACTCACCCTATACCTATTATTATGCCGGTCAGTGGTATCAAGGTGGTTTATTGATTATACCGATGATAAACACCGATATGAAAGTTACCTCTAAATTCAAATGGACCGTAAGTTTTTCAGGTGTTTATCAACTAAATCAATCGTTTTTAAACTGGCAAGTATTGACTGGAACTAAAATTTTATTATGAAGAGTTTATTTTCTATTTTATTTCTCCTCCTAACATTAGGTGTAAGTGCTCAAAATTTCACTCATTCCGGCACAATTAGAGCTGAAGGTAACACACCAATACCAAATATAGTTACTAAATTATCTAAAAGAACTCCACAAGTGGCCTTATCTTCAACTCTTAATGTTCGAGTTTATTCAACTCATGCTGGAAATGGAAATACTTCTCAATATGGTCAGTATCCAACAGTAACATCAGATTTTGATAGATTATTCAATACTGGATTTTCCAATACTCAACTAAGATGGACAGGAACTCTTCCTACAACAACTTGTCTTAACTTTACTACTTTCACTACTCTTAGAAACGCAGGTGCTACTATACCAAACAACGGTGATTATTACTCTGTTGAAGTTTTTGGAACTTTTATACCTCAAGTTACTGGTCAATATTCATTTGGTATCAACTCAGATGACGGTAGCGATCTGTTCATAGGTGGAACTTTTGTTGTAAGTTATTACGGGGGTCACGGTATGAGTGGTCCTATTTACGGAACTATCAATTTAGTAGCTGGTACACAATATACCTTTAGAGCTCGTATGCAGGAATACGCTGGTGGTGATGGATTATCCGTTGTTTGGAGAAGACCCGGTCAATCTACACACACGCTACAAACCTCTGAACTAGGTATTTTAACAACTACACCGGGTAGTTGGCAAGTTCAATCAACTCAAACAACAAACTTACTAGGTCAATATTCATATTCTTCACCAACAACTGCTAGTGATGAATGGTCTATTGAAATTACTATACCTACAGTTAGTTCAAACTTAGCAAGTAGTGATTATTTAGGTATTGATAGTGTAGTTTTAGGTAGAATACCTACTAAATCTATTCACTTTCACAAATACGAACTAAATGGTGATACTAGAATAAGTGTTGGTGATATCTATACTATATCAAGAAGAATAAATGGTCTTAGCTATCAAAAAAGAACTTTACTTTTTACCGAAACCCAGTGGAATAATCTCTTATCTGGAACAGCAGACACACGAGTTTCTATACCTGGAGTTTTAACGACCTATAGTTTTACACCTATTTCGGGTGGTGTGTCAAATTTTTATCTACTTTCTCCTGGATTTACCAACCAATCTAGTTTAGTCTATTGATCTCTGTATTGTTTGTCAAGATCGAAAAGTTGACTATAGAAAAATTGTTTAAACTCTTCTAAAATATTTTTATCAACATCTCGTTTTCCTAAAATTTGATTAGCTAGATAGTATCTACTTATGTAGAAAATATCTTTTGCTTTGTTATAGGCTATTTTGTATGTTCTTTCCGGTAACTCAATAACGAGTTTCGGTTCTTCGTAAATATCCCAATCTAGAACTTGTTTTATAGTGCCGACATAGTTAGTTTTTCTTTTGTATTCTAATTCGTCTTTGGTGAAATCCTCAGTACGATAAGTTATAATATTAAAATTTAGTGTTTGACCTACTAAATGATCTAATTTTCTGCCTCTTTTTTTAGAAAGATTATCCCAACTTTCTGGGGTTGAAAACTCTTCAAATTTTTTTATAAGTTTCATACTTTGGACTTTTGTTTTTTTGTTTATATATATTAAAATGAAAATATTTGGAATCCTTTCCTTTCTTCTCTTAATATCCGGTGCTATACGGGGCCAAGTTATTAATGTTTCAACAATCGATGGTAGAATTCCACAAGGTATACCAGTAACAGTTGAACATTTTGTTCCAGGTCAAACTGGATATACACAAGGCGTAGCCACATACGCGTATGAATCAACATCTGGAACTTCACTTACTCTTGGAGATGACCAAACAATAACAAATCTTCCAATCGGATTCACCTTTAACTACTGGGGAACTAATTTTACAACAGTAAATATTTGCTCAAATGGTTGGATATCATTTACCAATACAGGTGGTGATATAGTAGGTGGTTCACCAAATAATGTAGTCAGAAATGGTATCCACGCAAATGCTATGGATCTATTCCCAATATCTGGTTATTTTGTAAGATACCAGACCTTGGGATCTGCACCCAATAGAAGATTTGTGGTAAGTTATCACATAGGATATTACAACTGCAGAACTAACACAACACTCTTTACAGATTTTCAGATTATACTATCAGAAACATCCAATACAATAAGAATAAATGTTCTTTCTCATCCTGGATGCTCTTCTTTAGCTTCTCTTCAAGGTATATCCAATAGCACCAGCTCACAAATAATCACCACCTCTGGTAGAAATGGTGTTAATTGGAGTGGGACTTCAAACTCATCTGTTGTTTTCACACCTTTTGTTCAAAGTTCAACTTGGACTTCACAAGGAACTACTAATACAAACTCTCAAGGTGTAAGTTCTTTTTCTAATCCACAAAATTATACCTACCGAGTTACGGTTGATGCATCTAATTATACAAACACTATATCTGAAAGTGATTTGAATTATCTAATCTTCATCAAAACTTTTCCATCAGAAGCGAGAAGTTGGGATTTTTACAGCTGTGATTTCAACTCAGATTCTACAATCAATTATTTTGATATTCGATCTTGTTGGTCTAGCTTTTCTAGTGGTTTGGTAGTTAATCAAAATTTAGTTTTTTCAAATACAGAAAAATTAGATATAGAACAAAACTCTACAACAACAAATTATTACCTTACAAAACCAAGAGGTAGTACGAGAACTTTCGAGAATACCTCGCAACTTTGGATAGTTTCTAAAGGTAAACACAGAACCACAACTACTGCTTCTAAAATTCAAGATTAATTTTTTAGATATATAAATTACTTGAAATTAACTTTTCAAGATAAAATCTAGAAAATAAAAATGGATACAATAATTTGTTATTTCATAGCTAGTGTTATTACACTTGCTCATATGAACGGTGTTCAAGATACAAAACTAACTTATGGTGCAAAACAAATCGTTACTGAACTTGCTGGCGATAAATATACCTTATGTGATAGTGGAAGGGCTATTAACGTAGAAATACTTTCAATCGAAGCTCCCACAAAAGGTATTAGAGTTGGGCCTTTTGAGTTCAAACAAAAGAAAACAATAGTAAAAACAAAAGTTATTATTGATGGAAAGGAATTCATCGGAGAAGGATCAAATAAAACCTCTGTGAGTTCTACTATTCTACAACTTCAAGATGAAAAACTACCTTTTGAGAGAACAGAATTTTCTTCTGCTCTTCGTCAATCACTTGAGAATGCTATGAAAAATAAGTGATTTTTGATTTTATATATACCAGAAAAAAAATAAAAAACTATGGTCATAAAATTAAATTCAAAAGGAGAAGAAGTAAAAAAACTTCAACAAAAATTAGGATTAGCCGCTGATGGTGTGTTCGGTCCTGGAACTGAAAAGAAAGTGAAAGAGTGGCAAGCAGCCAATGGATTAACTGCTGATGGTATTGTTGGTGATGGAACTTGGGCAAAAATGTTTCCAGCAGCAACTACCGCACCTACTGCACCGGCCGCAGCAAAACCAATCAAAGAAGATGTAGTATTTCCAACAGATTCAAATTTCAAACTTGAAAAACTTAAAGGACATATCCCAGATGCTGTAATCACTCAGATTCCGGATACAGCCAAAAAATTCAACATTACCACACCACTTCGCCTAGCTCATTTTCTAGCTCAATGTGGACACGAATCTGGTGGGTTTAAACACATCCAAGAAAATCTCAATTACTCAGCTGATGGTCTAAAAAAGATATTTCCGAAATATTTTCCTGGAGCTACTGCGGATTCTTACGCTAAAAATCCAGAAAAGATAGCATCTAAAGTATATGGTGGTCGTATGGGTAACGGTGACGAATCTACAAAAGAAGGTTACAAATTCAGAGGACGTGGTTATATTCAATTGACTGGTAAATCAAACTATACAAACTTCGCAAAGTTTATTGGTGAAGATACAGTTGCTAATCCAGATCTAGTAGCTAGTAAATATCCGCTAGCATCAGCTGCTTTCTTTTTTGATTCTAATAAGCTGTGGGCTATTTGTGATAAAGGTAGTGATGAAGCTACAGTAACAGCTGTTACAAAAAGAGTAAATGGTGGAACTATCGGTCTTGCAGATCGTCTTAAGCACTTCAAGGAGTATTTCGCCCTACTTTCATAAAAAAGTGTAAAAAATCACTTTTAAATAAATATATATAGTATCAAAATAAATAAACAAATATGGCAATTCAAATTGGAAAATACAAAAGACCAGGTGTCTTTTTAGAAGAAATTGATAGGTCAATAATCGATTCACCTACTATCATAGATACATTCAGTACTCTAGTAGTTGGATTTTCTAGGAAAGGTCCTGTAAACACAGCAGTTCTTATTCAGAATACTTCTGATCTAGAAAGGATTTTTGGTCCATTAGATAGAAATCTAGAAAGAAAAGGATCTTTTTTTCACAGAACTATTACCAAGTTACTTGAACAAACACCAGTAACAGCGGTTAATCTTTTATCTACTTCTGATACCGAAGATTTACTAAGATATAGAAGCCTTTCTACGTCAACAAACAATACCAATTTAGTTAAAAGAACTGCTCCTTACAGAAGATTTTTTGATACTACTGGTTTTTGGAAGCGGGATGAGCAATCTTTTGGCTCATATACCAAACAAAATCAAGGAGACTACACAAAACAAATTCTTTCATTCACAAATTTCTCTGATAGGGTTATTACTGTTTTTGTTATCAAATCCTCACTAACTGGATTTGATAGAACGATGATTGAGTGGTATGGAACTGTAGAAAACATGCCAAGATACCTAAATATGCAAGATTATGCATCAGACTATATGGTTGATGTTATTGTTATAGGTGGTGATTGGACAAACTACATCGAACTTACATCTGATCCAAGATGGTCACAATACTTTACCACAGAAGGTATCAAAAAGAGTGAACTCAGAAATTTTGCTAATGATAGAAATATCAATCTTCTAGCTTATTATGAAGGTTTATCTCTTGTTCCTTACTTCAGAGATGCTAACGGTAGAAATATCTTTGTTGAGACAATCATCAATAACGATACCGATAGAACTGGTCTATTTTGTACTTTTGATAATGACCAGTTTGAAACTGATTATCCAAATGGTTTAGTGGATTTGATTGGTGCTAATTTAGTTGGAACATCAGCTACTTCTGTTGAGTTTTTATCTTACAAAGAAACACTCATCGAAAAACTTTCATACTCAGAGAAATATTTAGACTCACCTGGTAATGTAATCGGACTAGCTGGTACTTTTTCCGGACTAGCTGGTACTTTTTCTAGTGATTTTAGAGTTGCTCCTTCTAGAGAAGAAAGAACAGCTTTTTATGGCGATGGATATGTATATGATCTTGTGGCTGGGACAATAAGTGGATATACATCATCTTTAAGCCTAATGGGTGATACAAGTTTTAATTTTGAATATAAAGTAGGTGTAGACTCTTTTGTGGTTATTGGTTCATCAACTGTATCATTAACTGATAGTTTTACCTTTACTGTTAGTAGTGGAACACTTTCCAATGGAACTTATTCACAGGTATTTTACTTGAATTCTTCCGGTGAATTTAAAACCCTTAGAGGTTCTACAAAACCAACAGTTGCAGCTACAGATATTGTTCTAGGTTATACAACTTACGATATTGTTTCTGGATCATTTAGTAGCGTTACTTATTCGAATGTTACTGTAGGCCATTCCGGATATAAAGAACTTGTACATGGATCTACATCAGATTACTATATTACAGCAACTGGTTCGGATCTTAAAACATTGAACGTATTATTCCCATCAACTACCGGAACAATTCCAACATCTGATTATGAAAATTATAGAAGAATTAAAACATTCAATTCTCTAACATCTTTTTTACAATCAACTGATAAATACAAGGGATCTATTGTTTTGAACACGGCTTTTGATAAACTAAGTTTACAAAATACCGAAGTTCAAAACGTAGTAAATACACAAACACAGAACAAATCTTTTCAACTTGTTTTACCACAAGCTGTAACCACTTTGATGACTTCGGGAGTTCTTATACTATACCGAGTAGATAATGAGTTGATACTTGGTGAAAATGGATTCGAAACAAAGACAGCAGTAGCCGAGACTACAGACATGGGATCTGTTGGTGAATGGTCAACTTTTTACAGAAACTACTACGATGGAAATATAAACACTGGTGATTACTTCCACCCTAATGTACTATCAGGAACTATCAGCTACCAGTTTATAAACTCTGATCTTGATTTGATTTTATTTACTGGAACAGAACCATCAGAAATAGCAGCAGGTTTTTCTTTCGTCTTACCAGATTCCACACTCAATACAAGTGTATATGAAATTATTTCCGCAAGTGGATCATATTGGGTATTAGACAAAGTAGTTACTGACGAGACAGGTGTTGCAAATTATATTTGGGATGCTGATACTAAACATTACCTTAAAATGTATACTTCTGATACAAGTTCAAATGAAAATCTTGTATGTAAATTTACAGATGAAACATTAGCTGGCTCTCAACCTTTAGTAAACTTAGATTACAACACAAATTTCTTCCCATATTCAAAAAGAGGAAACTTCGATCAAACTGTAGATATCTTAGTTCCAACAGGTTGGACAGAAAATACTAACAAAATACTAGTAGATTCTACAAGATATCCAGAAATAAAAATCGGTGATTTTCTTGAAGCAGACTACTCAACCGCTTCTCTAGCAACTGGTGAAGTGCCAAGGAAACTTACCCGTATCTTAACAAAGAGAAGATGGACAGGTAATACATCACTTACAGAACTTACTTGTGATTCAGCAATTAAGAAAACTACAGTCAACGGTGATTATATCACTAAAAGATACAGTCAAATTGAAAGCTATGTTACAACCTATAAGGGTTTAGCATTCGAAGGTTTCAATATAAGAGAAGCATCTATGCCGGATGGAACAGAAACTCGTCAAAACCAGATTCTAAATCTGGTAGCTAAAGGAACACCACTTTTCAGAGCTCTTACAAATAAAGAAGCTCTCGACTTCAGATATGTTGTCGACTCATTTGGACTTGGTCTGATTGAGAATTCGAAACAACAACTGGTTGATATTTGTGGTGAAAGACTTGACGCTTTCGGAATTATCAACATGCCATCTATGAGAAGCTTCAGAACTTCTGTATCACCGAGTTTTGTAGACAGCGAGAATGTTCTTCAAACTAGCTTTATAGCAGAGGGTGGTGATCCCGATACGGCCGCTGCTTTCTTATACTCCTTTGGTCAAGGAAAGGGTGTATCTGCTGTTGGTTATTTCGCACCTTATGTTACAATTGATGACAATGGAAGAATAATAGATGTTCCACCAGCTATGTATGTAGCAGGTTCCTATCTTCGTAAAATTGTAACAACAAACTCAACAATCACTCCTTGGACTGTTGTTGCAGGTGTTACTAATGGTAGAGTTTTAGGAATAAACAATCTTGAAATGGACTTCTCACTAACAGATATTGAGAACCTAAACGGAGCTAAAATGAATCCAATTGTGTTCAAGAGAAACAGAGGATTTGTTATTGAAACAGAGAATACAGCACAAACTCAGTTTGTATCTGCTCTATCTTATATTCACGTTAGAGAAGTTCTCATTGAACTAGAAAGAGAACTAGCTGATATGTTACTAGACTTCCAATGGAAGTTCAACACCCCAGAAATCAGAGCAGAAATTAAACTTAGAGCTGATGTAATCTGTGAAACATATGTTAACAGGTCTGGATTGTACAACTACTTCAACAAATGTGATGAAGAAAACAACACACCTGATATTATCGATAATCAGATTGGTGTATTGGATACGTATGTAGAACCGATTAAGGCTATGGGTGTTATAGTAAATAACGTAACAATCCTAAGAACCGGGGCGATACAAAGTGGTGGATTTATCACAGCTTAATAAAAAATACCTACAAAAAAACCAGACCTGTGTGTCTGGTTTTTTTATGCAGAAAACTTTTGGAATATTTTATATATATGTAGAAAGGTATGTTAGAAGATTTTGATAAACTATTGAAATATGATGTTTCAGGAAAAATGTCAAAAGAATCCTATGTTAGATATCACTATCCAAAACATTATCTAGATATTCTGAATTTCTGCAAAGAAAATGAGTTAGATGATTTACCTTTCAAAGAAAAGGTATATTTATCATATCATCGGATTTCTATTCGCCCAAAGTGTAAAAGAGATGGTTGTCAAAATCACACCAAATACAAAAATTCAACTTTAGGTTACATTTCTTATTGTTCAACAAAATGCATTTCATCTGATCCGGACATAAAAGATCTAAAAAAAACTAAATCACTTGAAAAGTGGGGAACTAAAACACCAAGTGAATCACCCATCATTCGTAATAAGATAATACAAACCAATCAAAGCAAATGGGGTGGGAACTCACCTATGTCTAATGATATTATAAAAAATAAATCAAAAGAAACGCTCATCAAAAACTGGAATGTTGATAATCCATCAAAGAATAAAGATATATTAGAAAGAAGAGCCAAAAGTTTCAGGGAAAATATTGATGTTTGGAAGGAATCTTTCAAGAAAAGTTCTCTACAGAGATGGGGTACAGAACATCCGTGGTCTAACCCTGAAGTTCATAGAAAAACAATCACCGAGTTTTACAAAAACTATAAGGATAGAATTGAAGAAAAAATAAATCCATCGGACTATACATTTCTAGGGTTTGATAAGGATACAGATACAACCAATTTGAATTTTCAATGTAAGAAATGTTCAAATAATTTCAACATCTTAACCTATCAGTTTTACACAAGAATTAAAAACTCAACACCACTATGTACTATCTGTCATCCTATAGGTGAGACTATCTCATTAAAACAAGAAGAATTGTTAAAAATATTTCAGGAAAATTTTGATGGTATAGTTCTTATGAATGACAAATCAGCAATATATCCCAAAGAGCTTGATTTTTATATACCAGATCTTAAAATTGCTTTTGAATTTAACGGAGTTTTTTGGCACTCATCTAGATTTAAAGCAAAAGACTACCATCTAGAAAAAATGAATAAGTGTCAAGAGTTAGGGGTAAAACTCTACACCATCTGGGAAGATGATTACTTGACTAAGTGGGATATTGTTAAATCTTTTATATTAAATAAGTTAAAAAGACCAACAACTCGTATTTGGGCTAGAAAATGTGAAATAAAGGAAGTGCCCTATCTAGAATCAAAAAAGTTTCTAGAGGATAATCATCTACAAGGAGATTGTAAATCTTCAATAAGGTTGGGATTATACTACGAATCAGAATTAATATCACTTATGTGCTTTTCTAAAATAAGATTACCTATTTCTAGAAAAGGTGGCGAAGGCATATGGGAATTGACTAGGTTTTGTAATAGGAATTATACCAGTTGCCCTGGAAGTGCCTCAAAATTATTAACATATTTTAAAAATAACTATTCTTGGATACAAATACAAACCTACTCAGATAATATGATCTCACAGGGAGATCTATATAAAACTTTAGGTTTTGACTATTCAGGAACTTCAAGACCCGGATATTGGTATGTAGTAAATGGTATTAGAAAGCACCGTTTCAACTACAGAAAACACTTACTTGTTAAAAAGGGAGCAGATCCAAATAAAACAGAAGACGAAATAACACAAGAACTCGGATACATAAGAGTATGGAATTGTGGTAATAAAAAATGGATTCTAAATAAGTAGGTTTTTTAGTTTATATAAAAAATCCACCTTCTTTAATAGTGGATTTTTTAAATAATATATAAACAAAAAAAAGCCTTCATGAAACCTATACTAATTGTTGAAAACAACGCAAATCCGCTTAAGGTAAATGAGAGCGCATCATCATCAAAAGGAAATAATTATGTTCTAGGTGGTATTTTCACAGAGTTTGATAAGAAAAATCGTAACGAAAGAATTTACACTGCGAATAAGTTTATTCCAGCACTAAACGAGTTGAATGAAAGAATTGAAAACATGGGTGTCGTCTATGGCGAGTTTGATCACCCAGATGTTTTTGATACATCTCTTTCAAGAGCTTCCCACCTAGTTCTAGAAGCTAGATACCACAAGAATGAAAACAGAGTGGATGGTAGAATTAAATTACTATCAACTTATTGGGGTAAAGAGGCCAAATCACTTGTTGACGATGGTTGTCCGATCTTTGTTTCCTCAAGAGCAGCTGGTATTACTGAATCCGACGGATCAGTAACACTCAAAAAACTATTTACTTATGACATTGTAGCAGATCCAGGATTTGCTTCAGCTAAGATGACTTCAATCAATGAATCTTTAGGATTCAATAATAAAAGCAACTTTAGGATATATGAAGTATCCAACGAGTCCAAAATAAATGAACTTTTTAATATGAACAAAAACGAATTTGTTACAAAAAGACAACTCACGGACTATTCAAATTATTTAATTAACGAGATCGCTTCAACAAAACAACAGGTAAAAACAGCTATCACCAAAGGTAGTGTTGAACCTAGAAAAGTTGAAAAACTTATTGAGTATTACGAAGAACTTAATAAGACTAACGGTCAAGTAGTTAAATATTTAGATTATCTAGCTGAGAAAATTCAGGTCGTTGTTAATGAAAACAAAGACTTGAAAACAAGAACTGAGAAAATTATTTCTCATAATGACTATCTAGCTGAAAATCTAGAAAAAGCAATTAACTATTCTGAATATCTAGCTGAAAATCTAGATAAGAATATTTCTTACTCTGAATATCTTGCTGAGAATGTAGATAGAAATATCTCTTACTCAAAGTATTTAGCTGAAAACTTAGATAGAAATATCTCTTATTCTGAATATCTAGCTGAAAATGTAGATAGAAATATTTCTTATTCTGAATATCTAGCTGAGAACTTAGATAGAAATATCTCTTATTCTGAATATATTGCTGAAAATCTTGATAGTAGTATTAAGTATGCTGAATACATAGCTGAAAATCTTGATACAAATATCGCTTACTCTGAATATCTAGCTGAAAATCTAGATAACTCTATTGCTTACTCTGAGTATATCGCTGAAAACCTTGATGGTAACATCGCCTACTCTGAATATATCGCCGAACACCTAGATGATAACATCGCTTATTCTGAGTATCTAGCTGAAAATGTTGATAAGACAATTTCTTATGCTGGACTTATTTCAGAAAAATTAAATGGTTCAAGACTCAATGAATCAAGAGGGGGTAAAGTTGTTCCAACACTCGAAGACTTCGGATTTGAAGAAGAGGTAGTTGATGAAATGCCAACGATGTATGGTAAAATGAAAAAGGATCTTCCAAAATCAACTTCTGCATACTATATGGACACAGAAGGTTGTGAAGAGTGTGGTTACGATGAAGATACTATCGAAGATCCACTCGAAGAGAACCCCGTTTACAATGAATCTAAATTATCAAAACAAATAGATAAACTGATTTTAGAAGCTAAAAAAAGAAAAGTTTCTGAGAATAATGATTTGAATTTCTTAAAATTCCTCAACAAAACACAAGTAGATAGTTTCCACAATCTTACAACAGAAGAGCAGGAAACAGTTAAACTTTATGTAAACGAAAGAAGTTACTTTACTGGTGGAGAAGTTTTAAGACTAATCAACGAGGCCCTATCGGCCAAAAACGAGTCTTTAGAAGAAAGACTAATCAGATTGATGCCTGATAACATAAAGCCAATCTGGAACAAGATCGATGAATCAACTAAAAAATCGATTGTATCACAAGCTAAACTTTATCCAGAACTTGATTCTGAACTTAAAGTTGAACACTTCTGGAACACAAGACAATTCAAAAAAGAACAAACTTCTAAGAAGTTAGTTTCTCACGAAGCTCTTATTCAAGAAGATAGACTTAGTGAAAAAGAAATCGGATCGATATTAGAAAGATTCAAAAGCATCTAATATTCGATAAAAAATCCACCCTTCTAAAAAGTATGGTTTTTTAAAGAATATATAAAACAAAAAAAAATAAAAAAATGTCTCACATAAGAATTGATTCACAAAAAGCACTTAAGAAGTGGTCACCTGTTCTAGAGAACATGGGTATCACTGACAGTGATCGTTTGAACTGGATGTCAGAATATGCTGAATTCCATTCAATCAATGAGAATGCCTACGTAAACGCAGGTATTCAAGGTATGGGTGCTGTAACAGCCCCAGGACCACAAAGTTTCGCCGGTCAAACTCTAGGTAACGCAGCAGGTCAAGTTGGCTCAGGTGACGTAGCTCAAAACCTACTACCAGTTGCAATGAAAATTGCAGCACAAACAATCGGTCTTGACCTAGTATCAGTAAAACCAACACCCGGTCCAAGAATTGAACTTCTATTCATTGATTTCAGATACGATGATGTAGATGAAGAAAATGAAGGCAGACCACAAGTTTTCAAGGTTAATGCCTCAAACTTGGATGCTATCAAGGCGGGTATCACAGCTTCTTTGGCAGGTGCCAGCCCAGCCATCACAGAAACAACTGGTGGTCTTCAAGGTGGAAGAATTTTTGATAACGTATTCAACTCTTCAGCTATGTATCAAGCTATACCTTCTGCTAATGACAATAAAGAAGGTGTTGTTGAATTCTTAGGTTTCTCACGTATCGATGGATACCCAATGTTCAGAGCCTACAGACAAACAAACGCTGTTGGTTCGGCTAATTTGTCAGCATTCACATCTCTAAATGTATATGATCAAGCAAAAAATACATTTGGGCCAACTGCTACTATCGCAGCTCAGATTCGTAACATCGCTGGTGTAACAGCATCAGGTGTTACAGTTGAACTTGTTTCAGCTCTTGAAGATCACATTCCTGGTTTTTCAGCAAACTGGACAGGAGCATCTGCTTCTGGTGATTATCCAATGGGTCGTGGAGATGATGACAACTCATACGCAGGTGTAATCGGACCAAAAGTTTCTACTAAGTCAGTTGCTGTTGGAACTATCGAAGTTTCATCAGCTCTTAGAAGAACTGAAATTGAGGATATCAAAGCCAACACTGGTATGGATATCACTCAGAAAATGGAAAGTATTCTTGTGAATGAACTTTCACAGACTATCTCTAAGCAAATTGTATTTAAGATTTTCGAAATGGGTAACCTCAACAGAGCTTCTGCTCCTACGAGAGGTGGTGCTTCTATCTTCGACTTGAACACTAACTATGTTTCTGGACCAGGTGGTGAAACAACTCACGCCGTTCAGAGAAAACTTATCACTAAGATGGTTCACGCCTCTAACTTCATCGCTACTGAAGGCCGTGTTGGTCCTGCTCAGTTCGCTGTAACAAACGGAGGTCTAGCAGCTGCTCTTATGGATATTGCTGGTTATACCATCAACCCTCTAAAATCAAAAATTAGTGGTTCTGGTCAGCTTTACCCAGTAGGTCAAATCGGTGATATCACTGTATATGTTGATCCTTATATGAAGTATAACGACAACAGAATCGTAATCGGAAGAAAGAACAATCCTGATCAACCAGGTATTATCTTCGTTCCTTACTTGATGGCACAATCCATCAGTATTATCTCAGAAGCAACATTCGCACCAAGAATGCTTTTGAGATCTAGATACGCTGTAACTGAAGTAGGTTGGTATCCACAAAAGCAGTATATGACAATCAATGTCACAGATGCTGACGGATACTTGAACTAATCTTCTTGTAACTCAAAAGAAAAAGTCCCTCCAAAAGAGGGACTTTTTTTGTTTTTATAGATACAATATGAAACATTCGCTCCTGGTCTATGGATAAAATAAGATTAGATAAACTAAATGAGGCAACACAAGGTTACCCGGTTAGATTAAGAGAAAATTTCCTCAAAAATAATTTCTCTGATCTATACAAAGAAATCGTAAGTTTTTGTAAAAATATTGAAGATTTACCCTTTATCCAAAAAATTTGGCACTGGGTATCCAACAGACCAGATTATTATACCTGTAAATGTGGTGGTAGAACCTCTTTCCACCGTAATTGGAAGGATGGTTACAGAGAGTTTTGTTCATCAAAATGTTCAGCTACAGATCAATCAACCAAGGAAAAAAGAATGAATACTACACTAGAAAAGTGGGGTGTTGATAACGTTTCTAAGTCAGATATCATCAAAAAAAGACAAGAAGAAACCAACCTTGAAAGATGGGGTTATAAATCTAGTTTTCAAAATCCAGAAATACAAGAAAAATACAAGAAAACAGCACTTGAAAAATGGGGCGCAGATCATTATTTCAAGACCGAAGAATTTAGATTGAAAACAAAAAAATATTACCTAGAAAGATGGGGTGTCAACCATCAACTAGAAATTGACCAGGTTAAAGAAAAAATAAAACAAACTTGCTTAATTAAATACGGTGTAGAAACCTATCTAAATACAAAACACTCACGAGATAGTATAAAATCCTATAATAGAAGTAAATTTGAAGATGAGATTTCTTCTTTTTTAGACGAAAATGAAATTGAACATAAAATGGGTGAAAGAGATCTTATTTCACCTCTATTAATTGATATCTATATACCTAGCCACAATCTTGCTATTGAATACAACGGACTTTACTGGCATAGTGAATTCAAAAAAGATAAAAATTACCACCTTACAAAAACAAACTTATGTAAAGAAAGGGGTGTTCAACTTATTCATATCTGGGAAGATGACTGGAAAAATAGAAAAGAAGTTCTCAAATCCATTTTATTAAATAGATGTAAAAAATCAAAAAATAGAATATTTGCTAGAAAGTGCCAAGTTGAGGAAATAACTACAAGAGAAATAGTCTCTAAATTTCTGAATGACAATCATATACAAGGTTATTCCAACTATTCAACAGCAGTGGGTCTTTTTTACGAAGATAGGTTAGTAAGCTTAATGACTTTTGGTTTTCGTTGGATTAATGGAAAAAAAGAATATGAACTTCTAAGATTTTGTAACGGTATTGATTATCAAGTTACTGGTTCGGCATCTAGATTATTTGAATATTTCATAAGGAATAACCCGGATATTGACGAGATAAAAACTTACGCAGATCTTTCACTTTTTTCTGGTGAAGTTTATTCAAGACTTGGTTTTATTTTTGATAGAAATAGTGGATTAAACTACTGGTGGGTAGTTGATGGTTTAAGGAAACACAGATTCGGGTATAATAAAAGAAAATTAGTTAGTTTGGGTTATGATCCAACACTTACCGAAGTTCAAATTATGCATTCTCAAAACTATTATAGAATTTGGGGATGTGGTCAAGATAGGTGGATTTGGAAAAAACTTCTAATTTCCTAGCTGCTTCTCAGTAATAATAATAAACTCAAATCCCTTTCTTTGACAATATTCAATCATGTATTTCCACTTTTGTAGGTTTTTATTGTAGGTCTTCAGGCTATATTCTAGGTTTCTGATTTGCTTTGAGTTCATATTCTCCCTGATAATAGGTTCAACAGTTTCAGAATGAGGTTTCACTTCAGCAACTACTTTAGAAAGAGTTCCATCGGGTCTTTGTAGCTCATAATAAAAATCAGGATAGTAAGTATGTTGTGTAGTCTCAAAATCTTTTCTTACAGAGCTCCATTCAGTTTTTTCATAAGGTATCTTAATATACTCTGAGCACCATCTTGTAATTTTATCATTAAGATCTAGGTAGATCATCATTTTTTTCTCTAGACCACTTCTATAATAAACTCCTCCTTCGTTGTTAGCTTTGATTAGTTTATCCGAGTTTTGTGGAACATACAATCCTTGATGGTATTTCTGTGTGTTGGTAGGTTTTTGGTTTAGCATATGTTTATATATAGAAGAAATGGGAATACTTCTAGATAAAGTTGAAACGGACAACAACCTTAAACGGGTATCTATACCGGATGCCTATAAAGAAAATTCTGCTTTTTTCTATAATAAATACCGAGGTAGTGATAAAGAGGTCCAAAATACTCCATTTAGAGAGATTAGTTTTGGTGGATTTTATTTTTTTCATTACCGAGATGAATCAAACTGGATGAGGTATTCACCGGTATTTACAGTAGAGTTTAAGAAATTTGAAAATAAAATAATTATACTAGCACTAAACTTCAATTTTATACCACTAGAGTTCCGTGTAAGAATATTTGATAACTATATGATAGAGAATGATTTTACAAAAAATCGAGATCTAGAAGTAGATTTTCCAGGTATATACAACAAACTTCTACAAATTGGATTTGAATATAGTTTAGTTGAATACAATATGGCTCAGCTTATTCAATCACACAGAATTAATACGAATTTAGTTCCGAGGTTTTTATATTCAGGTCATCCGATTAATAAATATGATCCTAAAAAACTATATGAGATTATGCTTGCTAAAAAGGATAAACAAAAACAAAGAGATAGTGAGATGAAAAAGTTATCTCTTGAGCAGCTCTATAAAGAAGCCGAAGGTAAGAACTTCTCGCCAGTTGAGCTAAAGGAAAGATACGATAGAATTCAAAGAAATTTAGAAAAGTTCAACCAATAACAAAAAATTTAATATATAAAAATAAAGATTAAAAGTTTTTAATGGCATCATATAATCCACAAAATAGAGAAGGATCGGGACTCATCATGAGCTCTTCGGTTGAAAATCGTGGTCTTTTCTCACGGCTTCTAAGAAATCTTAGTTCGTGGGGTATGAAATATGACGATATGATCTTAAGAAACACCGTTGGTGTTAATATGAACGAAGATCCCTATTCTCAAAAAGATGGATCATATTATGATTTTTTCTCACAAAGAGCAGTCGCTAGTATATTAAACAAAAAATCAATACCTTATCTTGATAGATCATATGTTGATAAAAGAAGAATACTTCGTGAATACTCCATTAAAGATTATCTAAGAGATTATGTTTCAAAAGTTGCTGAAGAGGCGATTATCTATAGTGAGAAAGATTTTTGTACCCCAAAAAACATATCTGCTTCTTATTCACAAGAGATTAGAGATAAATACCAAGAGTTTTTTGAGAAAATCTATAATAAATACGGGTTTAATGATGGTATAACAGCATTTAACTTTATGAAAGATTTTTTAATCGATGGATATATAGCTATGGAAATTGTATGGGATGATAAAAAACAAAACATTGTTCATTTCAACAGATTAAAACCAGAAACACTTGTTCCTGCTTATGAACCAAATATAGGAAATCTTTGGATTCAATTTCCTGAAGATCCACAGCTAAGAAGAATATTTTTAGATTCTCAAATAGTTTTTATATCTTATTCAACACAAAACGATTATACAGAAATATCTTACTTAGAAGGTCTTATTAAACCCTACAACCAGCTTAAAGTTATTGAACAGGCTAGAATAATGTTTAACGTTATAAACGCTACACTATATCAACAATTTACGATTCCAGTTAAAGGACTTCCTCGTCAAAGAGCAGAAGAGCAAATCGGTCAGCTTATTTCTGATTATTCTGAAGAAGTTGAATGGGATGACACACTAGGCACTATTCAGATTAGTGGATCCAAACATTTACCCTACAACAAACAATATTGGTTTCCTGATAGTGAAGCTGGAACTCCTACTATGGAGATTAAACAGCCAACAGGCCACAACCTAAACGAAGATGTTATTCTGGGTTATTTCAAGAAAGGTTTACAATCAGCCTCGAAGATACCTTTTCAACGATTTGATGAAGCTAGTGGTGGTGGAACAATTTTTGAAGAGATCTCATCAATGACACGTGATGAAGTTGTCTTTGGTAACTTTATCAACCGTCTTCGTCAAATTTATAAAGAACTTATCGTAAAGCCGATAAGACTACAAATGTGTATGGAGTTCCCCGAACTTAAAGATGATGAAGTTTTCTTAAACGAATGTGATATTGTTTTCAACGTAAATCAGGTATTTGAGAACTGGAGAAAGCTATCTAATATGGACAAAAAAGTATCCATTGTGACTAATCTTTTAAGTATTATGAAAGATGATAGAACTTATTTCCACATTGATTATCTAATGGAGCATATTTATGGACTATCTCAAGAAGAGAGAAATGAGAATGAAAGATATTGGTTGAACAAAAAAGTAGAAGGTTCATCAGAAGCTACTCCTGATATGGGTGGAGTGCCCGAAGGTGGATCTCCCGAAATGGGAGCAGAGGCTCCACCAGCTGAGCCAGGAGCAGAAACTCCACCAGCACAAGGGCCACCAGCTCAAGGACCACCAGCTCAAGGACCACCAGGTGGTGGTGAGACACCACCAGAAGGTGGAACAGAGTTTGAGTTCTAAGAGGTGACTTTAACTCCTGTGCGAGAAAGTATTCGTTTTTTAATCTCTATATTCTGAATAGGATATTCTACACCTAAAGATTTTTTGAGAGATTCTTTTCTTTTTGATTCAGAACATTTTCTACATTTATAATCTCCCCACTTGTTATCGTATTTGATGTAATTTTTGTAGATAACATCTTTTTCTATCCCACACGAATCACATTTACAACGAATTCTATGATGACTACCCGAAGTTAAAAGTTCAACAGGTATTGATATTTCTTGACCAAGCGCTGGGTCATATCCAAGATTCTCGAAATGATTGATGTTTTGCTCGGTTATTTTTACCTTTATTTCTTTTGTGATGATCATATATTTTTATATATATGAAAAGGATCACCCCCAGAAAAAATAAAAAACCACTATGAAAGACGAACTAATCAAATCAGAAACAGGACTTAAAAAAGAAGAAATCTCCCTACTAAGAGAGAGATTCATTCATCAATATTGTAAAGATAAAGGTTGGAACCCAGAAAGTTTATCAACTGAGCAGTTATTAGAGATTTCTCAAAATCGAGAATATAAAAATCCCGGTCTTATTCTTGGCTAGGAAGTTGATCGTAATAATCAATAAAATCAAGCAGATTTTCTCTATCGGCAAAGTATTCTAGAGATCCGTCGATTTCAACAAAACACTCTTCACCGTCGTAGTGAATCTTATCGTATTCTATTTCCATCTTATCAAGAACCATCTTAATATCATCAAGAGTAATTCCACCATCTGGATCTAGATATTCACCCTCTTCATCAATAGCTAGACCATCGTAATATTTTTTTGGTCCAGTAGAAGCTGAGCCGTGTGAATGGGTCCAGTAATCGTCACCCCATTCATCTCTTTCGTCATAATTTCTGCCTACACCATAATAACTACCACCACTGTAAAAATCATAACTATGGCCCCATCCACCATCTCTGACTTTTGGATCACGAGCTACGGTCAGAGTTTCCCAATCTATCTTAACAACAGCGTAGCATAAATTTTCAAGGTGAGAAATAATTTGTGATTCATAAGTAGAGTGCTCGTCACGATATCCAACAGATATATTTGTACATTCTGGAACTATCGAGGCAAACTGATTAGAATCGGTGTAAATACCGGTTGGGTCTGGCTCATACCGAAGACCAAGGCCAGTATCATTGAGTTTTCTCGAGAGATCCCTAGCAAACTCGTCTGAGGCGGTTCTTCCATAAGCTTGGTGAGTAATCACAGAGTGAGTTCCGCGCCGATCGAAAGAAACAACTTTGTTAATCAAGGGATACCTTTCACTGAATACTCTTTTAAGTTTACCCGAACCAATACAACCTCTTTCCTCACCTAGAAAAAAGTAATAAAGACCTTGAACTTGATTATGAATCATCCAAAGAAGAATGGTCATACCAGATTTATCATCAGCTCCTAAAATACTCCTACCATCGGTGAAAATTTTACCATCACGAATAACGTGGTTTACTCGTGTTTTTTCATACGACGCGGTATCCAAGTGACAGGTAAACATCGTGTTGGTGTCTGGATTACCAACCCTAATAAAGTAATTTCCGAACTCATCAATACAAATACCTTTCGGTAGAAATGGTTCAAGTTCTCGTTCGTGACCGTGTGGATAAGTTTGAGAGGTCAGCTCTAAAAAAGTGTCTATTATTTTCATAGTAGCAAAGATACGGAATATTTTTTTATTTCCTACTACATTCTATGAAAAAAAAACTTATAGTCTAAAAAAAACTATAAAAAGAAAAAATAACATAAAGTGCCTCCATTCTCATTTATTATAGCTTTTAGATTTTCTCAAGATAGAATCATGAACCTAAGAAAAGTCCTTGAGTGGATGTCTGGTTTTCAAGGTGTTGAAATTATTGTAGTAGAACAAGATAGAAATACCAAAATCGACCATCTTAATCTTCCAGGAAAACATATTTTTATGTATAACGATGGACCATTCATCAAATCATTAGCCTATAATGTAGGTCTTAAGCACTCGACCGGTCAAGTTGTAGTGTTTGGAGATGCTGATGTGATTATGAATCCAAATGAACTCATTGAATCTCTTAACCAAACGCAGTTTTATGATGTAGTTAACCCATACGGATCAGTAGTTGATCTAGAAGAGTGGGAAAATAATTTAGATTTCAATCAAATCTTAAGTATCAACCGGCCAGGTCGAGGTGAAAACGATCATCAAAAAGTTCCTTTCTGTGGTGGTATTACTATTTTTAGAAGACCTGCTATTGAAAGAATCGCCGGTTGGCCGGAAGAATACATCGGTTGGGGAGCTGAAGATGACGCGCAAAGTATTAAAGTTTTTCGTCTTCTATCCCACCATCAAATGCCCTATCGCTCTTTTCATTTCTGGCACCACAGAGGTCAACCAGATATGGAACTTTATCAAAAAAATCTTCAACTTTTCAATCAATTTAAGATGATTGATGATAGAAACTTAGAAGCCTATATAAACGCCTCAAGACCTAAAATTGGTCTTTCTAATCGGTTGATTTAATCTATTTTTAGCTCTGTATACGAACCCGGCCGTATTTAGATAGAATGCTATAGAGATCTTTCCATTCTTTATCTAAATCTTCCACCACCATATCAACCCATACCTGTCCATCCAAGACTTGAACTTGGCTTCCTATTTGTAAATCTTCTCTTACCGACACAAGATGGTAAGTTTTTTCTCTAACAAACCTATAGGGCATATTTTGAATAATAAAATATAAGATTACCGGCTCGATATCATTCTGGTCAACTACTCTTGATATTTTTATAGTTTCATTTGACCGGGTAAGAATTGACGTTACCCCCATCATAGAAACTACACAGTGGCGAAGACCTGTTTTTTGTAAAAGATACAAAGCTTCAGATTTCAAGTTTACATCATCTAGGGTATAACAAAAAATAGCTTCACTCATAAGGGTATCATCTACTTTCGAGATATTACGAATAAACCAGTTTCTTGAATAGAGTATAGATTCTATAATGGATTTCTGAGCGTGATCATAATCAAAAAAAATAATAAAGTCCGGCCTAGTGATTGAATCAAACATGAGGGTATATATTAAAAAATGATTTTAGAAATCAAATTCTTTTTTTATTTCTAGAAGAAAAATATTCAATACAAAATCATACCGATCCTTTCTACAAAAAATACTATCGTGAACGGTGAATAGTTTAATGTTTGGATCTCTTGCGTAAATCTTCTTAATAACTCGGTTGAAAATAAAATCCGATTCTAATTTTTGTAGCTGATGAGATACCCATCTATAATCACCTCGTTCTCTTTTGATAGTTTTAAGAAAATTGAATATAGTTGGAAAAAAACCACAAAATATTTTTGATAGAGAGTTTGGGTTATTTTGTCCGAATAAGATCTCAAATACAAGTTTTTTGACCTCTTTGATATTTTTATTTCCAAAAACTTTAGAAAGATGTTGATAGAAGTTTCCATCTCTTACTAAAGTTGAGAATAATTCGAGTTCTCCCTTCTCAACCTGTATATGACTATTGAGATGTATAAGTTTGAGTAAGAAAAGAGGCTGTGAGTTAGGTATATCAACTTCAGATATATCTCCATCTTCAATAGTAAGACAATTGTTTCTTAATTGCTTTGGAAGTATAGTAAATGGTGTGTGAAATCTACCATAATCATCAAAATGAAAATATATCTGCTCTTGACGAATACAATCAACCGCGTAGTTATCTCTTTCGAGTTCCAGAGGTGAAGTGTGGTCTTTTGACAAGAGTTCAAGGCAAGCTAGTTCATCTTGTATTTTAACGCTATATAGATCAGATATTAATCTTTCTCTTATCGAAGAGCATATAGGTGAATTGTTTGACCTTAAATTGAAATCTATCCAGTTTTTTCTTTTCTTTAGCAAGATTTCATCTCCGTTTAGGTATCTAACTATATTACTACTAACTATAGAGTTTGATAGTTGATATTGTCTTGAGCGCCTACCCTTCTGATGATTTTTATAAACTATAATAATTCCAGTTTCAATGAGATAATCCATATAGTAGTTATACCACTTTCCGTAAATAGATCTTAAAATAGAGGAGTGTAATCTAAACTCGTTTTCTTTTGTAAAAAAATACTTTGTAAGCAGTGATGATACTAAATGTATCAAAAAGTCACGTTTTAGATCTTGTTCACGGAATTTTATAATCTTACTACCTAAAAATCTATCTAAGTAAGTGGGATAATAATTAAGTATATAATCAGAACTATTTTTAACATTCATACCCAATAAGTATGATATTATAGGGTAAAAGTTCAAGGTTTTTTTTCTGAAAAATCAAATCCTTTTACAGATTTATCTTTTTTAGATTTCTCATCAGCGCCCTTTTCAAACTCTTTGTAAACATCTGGGTAAACTTGACCTTGAGAATCGGTATCGTATTTTATATCAAAATAATCACTGAAATCCAAAAGACCTTTCTTTGTGAGTTCTAGTTCTGATTTTTTATTAAGGTATTCATCTACACGAGCCTCTATGGTATCTACAAAACTATTAAAAAGATTTAAGGTATTGTTATTGAAAACACCAATCGGTTTTTTCTTTTTTCTATTGAAAGAGCCAAGTACAACCTTAAAGATATATTCTATTTTTGGATCTTGTGAGATAATATTTTTAGTAGCGAGATCAGATATAAGCTCACGGTTTATTTTAAATTTATCTTTATTAAAAAAGTGTGGTATAGTAAACTCAAAATCCATAACATCTCTTTTTACTTCGGTCATATAAACATTGAAAAGCTTACAGATTAAGCTAATATAGGCCTCTTCACGATTTTGAGCGTCAATCTTAATACGCTTGAGATCTACAGATTGACAAAAACTAAGAAAATTGATTAGGATAAGAGTATAGATTTCAACGAACTCGGTAGATCCGTTATCAGATATTTTTTTGTAAAGAGGATTCAAGATAGCAAACGTTGTTTGTGAGTCAGGTGTTCTAATAATCAATTTTTCTAGATTATTTTGAAACTCATCTTCCATTAAAAAAGAGTTCTGTGTGTTTGGATTAAGTATTTTGTAAAAGAAAAAAGCAAAAGATTTTTCACCAAATACATATTCTAGATCATTTTCAGAGGTATTCAGAAAATATTTTATAGCTTCTTTTGTTTTTTGAGAAAGCCTACCCTTGAAAATAATAGGTAGGGAATCAACATCAAATAATCTTGAATATTCATCAAGCTCTTCGATAGTATAGTTATAGTCACGACCTTTAATAATAGAGGTAAGAACTAATCCATTCTTGGGAGTTCTAGTGTAGGAGATATTAGCAGGTTGGTTATCAGAGAAATACTCAAAAACATACCACCATTTTTTATTGAGTAATGATTTTACTCTTTTATCAAGTGAGTTGAAGTAGTCAAAAGCTGCGTTATAATAATTTTGCATAGCTAAATCTACTAGATTTATTGGTTCTGATGATAAAGATTTTGGCTTTATTGTGAATTTTTCACCATCCCATCCAACTAATATTTTTGATCCTTGAACATCTTCAAATATCATAAGATCAGAATCCAAGATCTTATCGATTTGGTCTGTATCACTAATTGTGTTCAAGTTTACTAATTTTGACATTTTACTCCTTTAAATTTTATATATATATTAAAAACCGATTGTTTAATGAAGAAATTTACAAATCTATCTCAAGACCTAGAAAATAAAGAACTAGACCTTACTACCGATAAAATTACAGAGCCAGTAGAAATAGAATCTATTGTTGATATTTTCGTAGAACCTGATAGTGGTATCGCTTCAGGTCTAGATGAAAATCTAATAGCACTTAATACCGATCTAGCCAATAAAGAAGTAAAAAGAGGTGATGTTGTTTATATTACCGCCTTTATTCGTAGAGAAGGTCAATCTATGACTTCACCTTCAACCCAATCGGTTCTAAAACTACGTGTTATTGATATTTATCAAGGCCTATCTCAATTAAATAGACTTTTACATTGACGGTCAAAGAAAACACAGAAGTCTTTAGCTTCTGTGATGAATTTGACTTAACTTTTTATAAAAAACAACCAAAAAGTTTGTGGAAAAATACACTTTTTAATATATAAATTATGTTAAAATCCCTTAAATATAGAATATATCCAACTGACGATCAAATAGTTAAACTATCAAATATCTTTGGTCAGGTTAGGTTTGTCTATAATTTAGGATTAGAAACAAAGATAAATGCTTGGAAATCACACAGAAAATCTATATCAGCTTTCGATCTAAATAACCAAATTAAAGACCTCAAAGACCATATCGACTGGATTGACGCACCGAGTCAATCACTACAAATGGCAATGAAAAATCTAGATAGTGCTTATAGTGGATTCTTCAAAGGTGGTGGTTTTCCAAAGTTTAAGAATAAATATAGTAAACAGAGTTTCCAATTACCTCAAGGTGTTCACTTTAAGGATGGTAAAGTATTCATACCTAAACTTAAATTAGTAGATATAGATATACATAGAGAATTTAAAGGAACTATAAAGAGTTCAACTATTTCTAAATCAACAACTAATAAATATTACATTTCAATTCTAGTAGATACACATGAGCCCAAACCAGAAAAGAAACCAATTAAATTATACACTAGTGTTGGAGTGGATCTAGGAATTAAAGATTTTGCTATAACATCGGATGGTAAGAAGTTCAAGAACCAAGACTTCTTAAAATCCGAATTAAATAGGTTAAGGATTGAGCAGCGATCCTTAGCTAGAAAACAAAAAGGATCAAATCACTACAACAACCAAAAACTTAAAGTATCATTAATTCATGAGCATATCCGAAACAAGAGGGAGGATTATCTACATAAAGTATCTAAATATCTAGTGGATAATTATGATACAATATGTATTGAAGATCTTGGAACTTCTAATATGATGAAGAATGGTAAATTATCAAGAGCTATTCAAGACATGGGTTGGTCCAAACTCAAGTCTATGTTGGAGTACAAATCTGATTGGTATGGTAAAAACCTTCAAGTAATTGGAAGATTTGAACCATCTAGTAAAACTTGTAATTCTTGTGGTGCGAAGAATAGGGACCTGAAATTATCAGATCGTGAATGGGTATGTAAGGATTGCGGTGAAATACATGATCGCGACATAAATGCTGCCACAAATATAAAAAATTTCGGGTTGAGGAACCAACCCAGCGTCACTCAACGTAAATCATTGGATTATGCGTGTGCCGTAGAAACACAAAAGTCTTTAGCTTTTGTGTAGTTCATAACTTTCAAAAATAATATATACACTATAATAATCAAAAATAAAAAAAAACCATGCAAAAAGAAAAACAGAAAATAGAAATGTTGGAAGGTGGAGAATCCGGACCACTAATCGGTTTCGCAGACCAAATGTGGGTGATGCTCGGTGATCTATCGGATTTATCATATGATAAACTCAAAGTAAGTGATAAAACATCAAAAACTATAGAAGATGTAGTTCTTGTATGTGAGTTTTTATTTGATCTACACCAAAACGATAAGTATGAGAATAAGATAAACCTCAAAACACTAGACTGCTCTAGTTCAGCGGACTTTTTTGATGCTATTATCGGAGAAAAGAGTGGTGTTATTGGTGTTAGTGCTCTTCTTAAATATTTCATGACTAAAAATGAGGAGATATCTACAAAATACACCAAAAAACAAATAGATTCTCTTATTCAGAATTTTTTGATCTATTATAACCGTTGGATCCAAAAGAAACCTCTACTTCCTAGCGTAAGTAAATCTACCACCACAACTAAACCATCTACTTCTAAAGGAGCACGTGATGATGATTATGATTATTATGATGGTATATATGGTGGTGAGTTTAGCACTGGAAATTGGGCCTCAAAACAATCCGGTAAAACTTACGGAACCGGCACAACCTACGGAGGTGGATACGGATACGGTGCTAAAAACTACTATGTAGCAAAAGGAGATCCCGTAAAAGTTCGTCCATTCTCTTATGATCCAAAAGATGTTCGTTCTACTTTCTTATCTCTTACAACCGAGACCTATCCACACGGACACGAAGAAGAAGTTATGAAATACTTACCTGTTCCTGGTCTTCAAAAAGACCCATGGGGTAACTACTATCTAGTAATCGGAAGCTCTGACAACATGTTTACTTGTCACACCGATACAGCATCAAGAACTAAAGGTCCAGTTAGAGTTCTTTCTTACACAGAAAACAATGATGAGATTTTTGTTACTGATGGAACATCCATTTTAGGAGCCGACGACAAAGCAGGAGTAACTATACTTCTTTATATGATAGCTAATAGAATACCCGGTGTGTATTACTTCTTTATTGGTGAGGAGCGTGGGGCTATTGGTTCTAGTAAAGTAGCTGAAAATTTTGATACTATACCTCATCTTAGAGGTATGAAAAAATGTATTTCTTTTGATAGAAGAAATTATTTCTCAGTAATCACTTCTCAACTTTCTCAAACTTGCTGCTCAAACGCCTTTGCTCAAAGCCTATGTGATGAACTTAACT